GTCTCCTGTCGTCTCAAAAAAAGAGGGCGGTCTCGCTTTGCTGAATTACACGGAGTGCAGGCGGCTACCAAGTTCCACTCGTCATTCGTTCCACCTTTTGATGCTGGTCGTATGTGATCCACTGTATCGGCTATCCCACCACAATAAGCACAAGTGTAGTCATCACGAAGCAACACTCGCTTGCGATTGCGTTTGTATTGTGCTGTGTTGTAGTGGCGTCTAGCCATAACTAATACCAGTTCTTATCGATGTGATGAGTCCAAGCATTACACCAGTTACCGTATCGATGTGCCACATAACGATGGGCAAGGTGTAACTGACGCTTGATACTCCAGTCTCTACTATGGGCGAAGCCCAACTGAAAAATACCCCAATATTTCCCGTTAGTCGCATATTGCTGAAATCGTGATTCTTTGTATGCGATAGCAATAGCGCATCTAGCTTGACGGTTGTCTGATCGACTTGTAACAAAGGTGGATATGCGGTCAGCAACATAACGATCATCTTTGTTTTCTATTTCTTGGCCAGCGACTAAAGTCGCAGCCAGTAGCAGTTCAGCGATCATGGGCTGCCGCCCGTATCTGCTACGGCTTCGCTTTGCGCTTTTGGAGGCGCGCTCGCCACGCTATTGTAACACGAAGTCAAGCGGACACGCAACATTTGATGAATCACCGCGAGTCCTTTAGGGTTTCACATACTCGACACGCCCGAGCGCGTTGTAACCATTGACCACAACCTGGACACCTCGTTACCTGCGAATCGTCTCGAGGCGTCAGGCTGCGTGGGTTTGGATAGTCGGCCATTACCGAACCCTGCCGTAATCTGCCTTCCGTAGAGCTTCAACGCCCTGCTCGCCTTTTGCTATCAAGCAGACTGGCGTAAAGATCCCGTGTCGGCCTCCCGATCCTTTAATAAACTTGAAGTTGGCTGGCAAATAGACGATGCCATCAGCTTCATTCCAGTATCGATGCGTGGCCTTTGATCTAACGAATGAGACTAGCATCACACCGTTTCCATGATCGAGAAAGCGCTCAATCCAGGGTTTAGGTTTGGAATATGGCGGATTACACCACACGAATCCATCCCAATCCTGGGTTAGGCCGTCGATTTCTAGGTGATAGTGCTTGTTGGTAGGTATCCAGGGCAAGCCTTCCTTCGGCGAGCACACATCAAGATCAAACTCGACGCCCATCCGCTCAAACACTTCCGGCGGTGTGTAAATCTCGTCATCGGCCAAGTAGTCCGGCATCGACCACGAGACATTTCTAAAAGCCATCGCGTAATCCTTTCTTTTTGATTTCCTCGCGTTTGCGTTGCATCGCGTTTAGCACCGCTTCGGTGCGTTGACCAACATTCGGGAACATCCGCAAGTAGTCAAAGGTGTCCGGTTTACACACCGCGCAGACAGTGGTCGTGATGTATTTCTCGTCGGCATCGAACCAATCGATGAATCCAAACACGCAGTTCGGGTTGCGGCAGAACTCACTCAAATGGGTGTGGTTTTGCTGCGGTGGGAAGTGTCGGTATTTAGACATCTTCCTCACGCTCGAACCGCTTGTTGTATTCGTAGCACTGATCACAAATCGCCGAGAAGCGCGAGTAATAGCTTCGACTGTGGCCTATGGCCTGGCAGATACTATCCATCACCGATTCTCCTTGTAGTGAGACTGCAGCATCGCCGAGATGTAACTCCTGAACTCCGCCATACTCATCGCGTCGGTTTGCGCCCGGCGCTCGAGTTCGGCTAGCAGACCCTCCAGGGTTTCTAGGAACTCAACTGTTTTCTGTTCCATCGGTTTCCATTTCTTGTTTGTATTTGCCGTTGCCCTTACATCTTACGCACTCGATGTCGTATTCGGCTGTAAGATTGCCATCCTCGTCGTATCCGTCGTCGGTGACAATCGTTCCAGCGCCCCAACAAGCGGGACAGGGCGCTTTATCAATATCCACCGTGATAGTCATGCCCCAGGTCGTGTCCATCTTGATTTTGCCCGTAGGTATGAGTTCCCAGTGTTCGGGTAGTTCGCTCATGATCGTAACTCAATTACGCCAGCGCCCATACAACTAAAGCAAATCGAAGAATCAATATCTAGCGGATTCTGATAACCGCATCCACTACATCTTGAGCATTCCAGGATTACTTTGCGTTCGGGCTTTTCATAAATCTTTCGGCGGTATGGATTGACTCCCATCATTTATCCTTTCAACTTTTCGATTAGCCTGCTTCCGCCGGCTTTTGATAGTTCGGTCAGATGCTCGATTCGCTCACCCGTTTGCTCAACAACGAACTCCTGCAAATCGCCATCGGGGTATTTTTCAGTGAATAAGCGCCTGATAAATCCTTCTTGTTTAGGCGTGATGCGACCGTAACCCTTCTCGGGTGAGTTGAGTTTAGTCTCGATTACCTCAGCGCCTAGCGCCGAAGCTACATCCCACGATGCGAACGGATCGTCGGCCGGTGGCTCAGTAACAGGGTCGCCCCAATCAAGCGGATTAGCTGCTTTTATCTGCTCTCGTTCCGCTTGTTCGAAGCGCTTGGCTTTACCCATCTCTTCCTTTGTTGGTCGAGTCTTGGCAGGGTTGTCGCCTGGGTCTCGTTTGCCCTGGTATCCGGCATTTGCGAGACACCTTCCGATTGCCGAAGTTTCGCATACTTCCATTGCGTTGGTTTTATTGATGTGAGTAGCGCCGACTATTTCCTCAGCCCATCCGGTCGAGAGCAGTATCGTGCCGAGCCACATCTCGGCTTTGAAGATGTATTGAATCGGTCGCCCGTCTAGTCGTTCGACATGTTCCAGGCTAGTAACGATTCGTAAGTCCGGGTGGTCTTTGATTGCCTGGTCTAGGCGCTCAGCCACTGTTTGATAATCGTCGAGATTAAATGCCATCGCGTTCCCAATCGTAAAGTTGTTTTGCCTGCGCTTGTCGCACGCGGTAATAGTCTGCCACAATCAACTGACGATCCTCCGCTGTTTTCTTGCCCTGGTAATAACCCATCCACCAAAAGATAGCTGCGAACGCAATCACAAAGAAGGTCGGCAGGACTAAATCCCATCGGTAAGTCATGCGTTCACCTCCTCTTCGTCGCTGTGTTCTGAGCAAGTGCAGCCATCGGCCTTTAGGTAAGTTGCCCAAGCTAGAACGCCCCGGCGTAGCAATACATCCTGGGCTGCCATCAGATTGCAGTATTCGCCTAACAAATGCCAGGCCTGCTCTTCGTTGTAAATTGCCATTACGGCATCGCGCTCAGTCACTATGAAGCGCTGGTCGTCTATCTCTATTATTCGGTGATTCATTTTGATACCTCCCTAGCCATCACCTTGATGGCATGGGATAAGTTTGACATACGGCTGGCCGACTTGCCAATAGCGCCAGGTAACAATATGATAACGATTGTTGCGGATTGCCTCCCGGCAAGACCCCCTGGGCTTCGCGGTAGCCTGGGGGGTCACCTTTATCCGTAGCGCTTGCCCTCAACTATGAACGAGCCATCTTTAGCGACCGGCACAGCTATTGGAGTCACCTGGCGGCCGTCAACATAAAGCAGGCCGAAGCCCTGCTGCCAGTTTGCCGATCCGTGAGTGTAGTGAGCGGCCTTGAAGTTCATTAGATTGCCGACCTCGAGACCGGTGAGGATTCGCCCCACAACGCCTCCAGACGCCTCCGTGTGCGACGATACGCCCAGGCGGTGAGTATGCCCGCAGACTAGGCTCTTACCGTGCGCTAGTGCCTGTTTTAGGGCTGTTTGACCCGCTACCTGGGACACCTTGCCCTGGTCGCCGTGAACGGCTACCCAGCCAGGCGCGATAGGCATCGGTTTCTGCCAGTAGGTAATACCCAACTCGGGCAATCGTAAAAAGTTCTCAAGCCGCAGTTCGGGGATTCCCATAAGTCCCGGGGCTTGATTTGCGATGTAATTGAACAACCGATCAGTATGGTTCGAACGAATAACATCCGTCACGCGGAGTTTTTCGAGCAGCCACACGGCCTCGTCTCGGTCTTGGCCTATCGAACCGGCGTATTCGCCTAGTCGGCCTCGATTCCATTTCCCAACGGTGGGAAGGTCAATCTCGTCACCAATCGATACTACTCGATCGGGCTTGTAACGCTTAATAAAATCAATCAGGTTGAATACTGCTTTTGGATCATGGTAGGGAATCTGAAGGTCTGAAACAATCAGGATTCTTTCCATCGTCACCTCTCTAGGGTCGCCTCCAAAACAGCCAGGCGACGGTCGATGTTCGATACCTTATCGCTGATACTGCTTCCGGAGTTTGGTAGCACCTGCGCTTCTATCTTTGCGATTTTCATACTGATCTGAACTAAAACAGAAAAGATAGCAAGAAGTAAAGCGCCCACGCTGACGATAAGTTCAACATCTACGAACATTATGCATCGCCCTCGTTCAGTGCCTTGTCTAGGTTTTTCTCCCATTGCGCTGGCTTTGGTTCGTATGGCTTTAGAAATCCAGCAATAGCAGCTATTAGACACCCAATGATTGCTTCGGGTCGGTCATCGAATCCCGTCGCACTCCAGGCTGCCGTAAAGGCTGTCAGTGCTAAACCTATTCTTTGCGCTTTAGTATTCATCGGTGTCGTCGCTCGCTTCCTCTATTTCGCCGGCCAGGTCATCTAGGCCTTCATTTAATAACGCTTTGTGTTGCCATACAGGCTTCTTGTCGTCGTGTAAGGTCAGTAAGTAATACTGCTGGTCATCGCCAATAAACTCCATCACCATAACCCAACCCGTGACCATCGCCCCGTGCTGGCTATTTGCTACTGCCTCCACCAGGTCGTCTAGGCTTTCTTGGAGTGGCTGGCTTGGTTGGTTTTGGTTTATCATCGGCTTCCTTCCAGGGTTTGAATCCCAGTGAGATTTCTTCGTCAGCGAGGTAAGGTGCAGGATCAACATCGTCGCCGTATTTGTATCCTGAACCATCCCCATTATTGCCTGTGCGAACCTCAAAATGTAGGTGGGCGCCTGTGGAGTTGCCTGTGCTTCCAACCTTGCCAATACGCTGACCCATCTCAATCTGCTGACCCCGAGTCACAACAGCCTTAGATAGGTGCGCGTAAATCGCCCGGGTCATGTCTCGATGCAGCACGATTACTGCCGTGCCATAACTCTCACCCCACGACACGCGCTGAGAGACTTCCAGCACCCTGCCAGCCTGTGCAGCAACTACTGGTGTGCCAGCAGGGGCTTTGAAATCTACGCCGGTGTGATAACCAAGTTTCCATAACTTGCCCTCGCGCTTGTAAGGCGTGGTTACTTTGTAACCTGGAACTGGATTAACCATCAGCCTAACAACAACTTCGCTTCGTCAGCAGTAATGCCTAACTTGTCTAGCAAGGCTTGGCGTGCTGCTTGCGCTTGTGCCGCTGAGGCTGCTATTGCTTCTGCGTTGGCTTTGTCTCGTTCCCATTGGGTTAATTCCTCAGCGGTCATTTCGCGTTCAGTAATTTCGCCAGTTTCGACATTGTGTTCAGTTATTTTCATTATGAGATCCCATACAGTATGTAAGTTCCGGCTGCAAAATTGCTACCTGCAATAACATCTATTCTATTTGTTACAGTATCGTCTGTGTGATAACCCACTTGATCATACACAACATTCGCACTTTGCGTGCTACTGTAATAAAGTGTTTGCCAGTTGCAAGCGCGATAAGCGCCATTTGCATTGTAATCCAAAATGTTAAATACACAATGTTGCTGATCGCTTGCGCTAGAACTGAAACTATCATAACCAATAGTAAACGAATTTCCTACCGCACCTTGCGCGGTAGTATTTCCTGTAAAGGTTTTCCATTGACCTTGTTGAGAATAAGTATTTGACCCTGCGCCGTTGTTTAGCCTTAAAGTAATAGCACCATTGCTAGAAGGATAAAATCTACGCAAAACCAAGCGTAAATCTTTGTAAGCACTACTAATGCTACTTAGGGTTAAAGTTCCGCTTCCGGTAGGCAAACTGCCACTTGCCAATACAGTCATTCCACCGCTGCTAAAAGTTGTCCATTCAGGCGCGGTTGCACCGCTGTTAACCTGCAACACTTGTCCTGCTGTGCCAATAGCCAATCTTGCGGCTGTGTCGGCTGCTGAGCCGTAAATCAGATCGCCAGCAGCATCTATTAGTGTTTCAGGTAATGCTGCATCTGCAGTATTCTTGATTAACTGAACATCGGCATCGACCGCATCAGCAAAAGTCTCAAAATCTGCTGGCAAGTCGGTAACGAAGTCGGTAGGGGCAGGAGTGACCCAACCGAAATTAGGTGTAGTAGCCATTAGGCAACAACCCTCGCTTCCTGCCACTCTAGCGTGGCGCTAACATCTGCCCAAGTTAGGGCAGGTGGAACTTGTAACCAGTTCATCTCTAACTGGCTAAAACCATATTCTGACACACGCAGCGTCAGAAATAACTCATTTTCATTGATTGTCCAGGTGTATCCCTCGACAAATCCAGCAAAGGCCTCCGGGTAAATTGATGTCGGTAGCGCCGTGATCCGGATAGGCTTGCTGACTCGCATCGGCAGCATCGAATCGCGCATTGTGTCGCTGACGGTATCTAGGTGCAGCGCCAAACTAATCTGATCTAGTTCTCGGCGTGGAAATGCCCTGGTGTCTAGGTAATACTGCACCCTCTGTTCAGCATCGACTTCGTTCTCAAGTAGGGTGTCTATTTTGGCGGCGTAGCGACCATACAAGGCGACGCTATTTGTATCCTCGCCGGTTTCTTCCTGATTGTTCTTGTAGGTAACCGTGACATCGTTTATCAAATCGCTGAGGCGAGATACGCTAGACAATCCTGCCGCCAATATCGAATCGGCGTCTATGTCGGTAAATCCATTAGTGGAAACATCGTCGGTGCGGCTGGTGTAATCGTCATAACAGATTTTTCCTTGATTACACTCGAAAAGAATACCCAGCCCACTAGCTGCTGCCTGTTGTGCCAGGGCTAAACCTGAAGCCGCGCCGTCTGAGTAACCGGTCAACTCGAAATCGCCGGGTCGGTCGATGTTACCTATAAGCAAATCGACCGTTTGCCAAGTTAACAAAGGATCAACATCTGCCCAGGTATCAGTTGCCGGACTGTAGGTTGTCCAGGTTACGCCGGCGGTTTCATAAATAATGTCATACACGCGGTCGCCATCGAACTCTTTAGAGTAGCCACCAGCGCCGACAATCCGACGGTTTAGTTTGCTCAGGCTGCCTACTGCGGTGATACTTTGCTGGTTTAGCCATCCCTTTTCGCCATAGGATCGCAGGCTGCTCTCAACATCAGACACCCAGCCACTCCAAAGAATAACCGGATTGCCGTTAGAATCATCAACGAACACTTCGAGTTTTTGGTCAATCTCGATGGTCGGGTAAGTGTTGTCGGGTGTGATTATCACTGCGCGCGCGTAGCCTGCTCTCGGCTGTTCATCGACAGTCTCGCGACCGTTGGTAAGTGTTACGCCTTCGAGAGTCTTATCCTCGTATGCGACACCGTTGATTTTGACTTGCGGGTTGATCGTGTATGACATCACTCAAACGCAATCGTTGGGGTTAGTGGCAAATTACCTGCGCGGGCGCTTGAGTTTTGGATTACTTTCTGCACCGCTCTTGCTGTGCCTTCGGCATCTACAACCGTGCCAGTCACATTTATGATTACATTTCCAGCCTGGACAGCGCCCTGTCCTGGCTTAAAGCTACGAATATCTGAGCCTTTACCAAAGCCGAAGAACGGGTCGGTTGGCAGTTGGTTAAAGCCTGGAATCAAACCGCCGAACTGACTTACTAACTCGCCTGCTGATCTAAAGGTTTCGCCGCCCGGTAGTCGCCCGGTGCTTTGCGTGCCTACTGCAGAACCGAATCCTGATCGGATTAGGTCTAGCGCTTGCGCGGCTGTGAACTGTTGCTTTAGGGCTTCGGTCGTTTTCTTGGCTTGGTTTTCCAGCTCTTTTTGACCGCCGCTAGCTTGAAGGCTGGCCTGGTTAAAATCTAGCAAGCCAGGAATGACATCTTCTTTAACCGTTCGGCTTTGCTCGCCGAAGGACTTGTAGGCATCAACGATACCACTATCGAGATTGTTGACCGCTTTGGTTGTCGAATTAATACTTAAATCCAAATCAAGACCTAAAAAGCGAGCAACCTTTTCGATCATCGTAAAGAATTTTCCAAAGCTGTCTATTAAAAAGCCGACCGCTCTAGTGATTAAATTGAAAGCAGTAGCCAGCGCAGTTCCAAGAATAGGCGCGAGGTAATCTCGAATAAATTGCCATACCTTTTGGAATATGGCCTGGGCCACTTGTAAGCCTTCTCGGTTCTCGCGTATTTTGTCCGTCAAGAACTGGATCGCAACTCTTACTAAATCAAAGGCTGGCTTGAATAAATTGACCAGGGTAGGGATTACGAACTGCTTGATAAACTCCCACATATTCTTTAGCGCTGGTAATAGAAAGCCCGTCACTACTTTGCCAAACTTATCCAATGCTGGCCCGGCATCTCGCTCGAATCGCTTGACTAAATCATCAATGACCGGCAGGACTTTAGCAACAAAGAACTCGGTCAGACGCTGCAAAATAGGCAGCAAAACATTACCGATTCGTTCCTTTATTTGATCAAAGTTATTACGCAGTTGAATTAAGCGGCCTTCGGCCGTCTCGGTTAGCGTCTCATTAAAGCCTTCGTAAGTGCTATTTAGAACCTTGACGATTGCGGCCGCGCGCTCAGCCTCGCTGCCAGAACTAATCTGTTTCTTGGTTGTTTCATCTAGCACGAATCCGGTCTTAGTTAGCGAAGCAAAGTTTCCATTTAGGGCTTGTGCTAGACCGTTCGTTGCGCTTCTAAAGTCCTCAGCGCTAGCGTTTGCGCCCTTTTCGGCCGTCACATAGTCAAGGATTGCCGGGGTAAGGCGTTGAATAGCTGCAGCAGATAGGTCGAAAGTAGCCAACTGGGACTGAACGACTTTGATATTGCCGCCGGATACCACGCCTACGCGCTCGAGGGCGTCGGCTTGCTTGTTTAGCGCCTCGATTTGCTCGTTAGTAGCGCCGGTATTCTTGAGGATTGTAGCCAGGCGGTTATTTTCGGCCTCGGCTTGTATCGCTTCTTGGATCGAAGCCTTGCCTAAAGCTATGGCAAAGGTAGCAACGGCAGCACCTGCAGCTACTGTGGCGGCAGCGACCTTCTTGAATCCGGCCTCGAACTTGCTCGCGCTACCATCGACCGCGCCGTTGGCCTTGTTTAAGCCATCAAGTAAGTCGGATACATCGGCTAAAATGCCAAGTTTGACTATTCGTGGGGCGCTCATCCGTTCCACTCCTTAATAATCTTGGCGAATTCCTGTTCCCATTCGTTAACAAGCGTTTCTTGGTTCGCCGTAAGTGTCGGGTAGAGAAAATAACCGGTTTTTTTTCGGCCTCTGAACTGCGGATAGCGGTCTGATCCAAACTCCACGCCGGCAAAGATGCCGCTACCGTAAAGCGGTGCGCGGTTGCTGTTCTTGCGACTATCAGCGCCGCCGGAAAATGCCTGGCGCGCGTAGCCAAATGAAAACTCGCCAACTTTGCTCGCCTTGCTAGTTCTACCGGTGGCGGCAATACGACGCTCTTGAACTGACTGGGCGGCGGTTTGGATTTTGCTAACCATAAGTTTAGCCAGGCGAACGCCGGTCTCGTTTGACGATTTCTGCGCTTGATCATCCATGTTCTTGATGGCCTTCTTTAAGTCGCGAATGTCGTTCTTGTCGTAAGCGACCTTAAACTTATCAGCCATTCCGTTCCTTCAGTATCTCAAGCGCTGTAAGAATATCCTCCGCGTTGTCCCAATATGGCATCGGGATTTGTGTAGCGATAGCCAGTTCGACTATTAGTCTGCTGAGGCTACCGCGTTCGTGGGGTTTGCCTTTGTCTCAACCACCTCGACCTCGGCTACGCCGTCACACCAGGCGTCTAGCGGCTTCACTGGCTTGGTGCTTTGCCGTTTGATGGCTTGGTAAGCTAGGAATAGCAGGTCGCTCATGCCCAACTCGGCCGAAGCCATTTTCTGCTTGGTGTCGAGTTCCCATCTACGCCAATCCGAGGCCTGGATCGTCACCGGTGCAGTCTCGTTATTGGTGTATGTGATATTTAGTTCTAATTTCATTTGGACTCCCGATTGGTTTGGCTTAACTAAATGTTTCAGTCACATCAGCATCGCCAGCGATGGTAAATGTGAAAGTCACTTCTTGAGCATCCGGCGCTGTGCCGCCTGCTGTTGGATAATCTAGGTATGCGTCAAAAGCAAATGAAGCACCGGAAGCAGGCACGAAGGTGATTGCTCGAGGTGTATCAGGTGCGCTGTCCATCAAGTTCCAGACATATTCGCAGACGCTATCGGTCTTACCCCAGTCGGCAAGAATAGTCATCTCGAAAGTGCCTGAAGCTGATGTGGTCTTGTATGCTGGCCCATCAAGGGTTTCATAGCGCTGACGATCGACGGTCTTAGTCAAGGTCGCGCTCAGTGCTTGTGCATCGATGTCAACGCCTGCATCGTTGGTGAATGAGACGGTGCAATCTCTGCCTGTCACTACGGTGGTGGCCATAGTTCTCCTTAGTTCGTGTATCTAGTGGAAAGGTTGAAATCAGCAACGAGCAGTTCGCTCGCACCGACTTGTGTCACGGCGGGCTTTTCCAAAACCCCCACGACATAATTGGCAGGCAGTGCCTCCAAAACTTGAAAATAAAGGCGCTCTAAATTGTCGAGCGCGGCGGCGTTCGAGTGATAAGCAACCGCCAGGGTAACTGTAAAGTTTAGCTGCGCGTTGGTCGCGGCTTTGCCGATAGTGTTGATTTCGATGTAAGGACTATTTGGGACAACAACGGCGGCAGGCGGAATCACGGTCTCGGGAACATGATCGTAAACATTCGCAGTCACACCTGCGAGCGCTGTCTTTAGCGCGGCGCGCGTGGTGGCTACTGGCACAGCGCATCCTGATCCATGTAGGGCGCTAACAATCCGCTAACCCTGGACATGAGGCTGCGACCCATCCTGTATGGCGTAGGGGCAAAATCGACGCCCTCTATTTGGCCACCGGAGGCGGTTCGCGATTGAAAAATCTCGGTGCTGACGACATAAATCGCAGACTCGACAGCAGGATTTCCGACATAGGTCGAAGCCCCGGTCAAAGTAGCTGTGCCGCTAGGAATTACTTCGCGGAAGTTTATGTCTGCGTTGGTCAGATCAAAGGTGAACAAGGTGTAAGGATTATCTACGGCGTCTCGAAATACCTGGGTTATTAGGCCGACCGAAGTCACGGCAAAGGTATCGAGGTTGACGCTCTTAACGGTGCGCGTGCCGTCAAATGGCGCGCCGCATCCTGAGATAACTACCGATTGACCAACATTGAACACATGGCGACCGACGGTGTAAATGTAAGCCTCATTGCTGATGACTTGAGTTCCCCCGATTCGAGAACGATACGACACCAGCATTGGTAGAACCACCGCTTCGGCCGAATCTATGATTTGGTTCAGATAGGCATCATTGTAAAGCGCGCTGGATACGCCAAGCACGCCTCGCAACTGAGTTGCTGTAATGATTGTAGGCACTATCTACTCCTTTGGTGAGAGGCGAGCGCTCGGGAGAACACGCCCGCCCCTCGATCTACTAAATTAAGGTGTTACCTTTAGCGCGCGAACGGCGGTTGGGTAACGATTAACGACTGCGACATAGCCATAGACGCCAATCTCAATTCGACCATTAGCGACGATGTTGCTTCGCAACTGTAGAGTTCCACTTTCGTGGAATCGTAGTGCTGCTGATGGATAAACCAAAGCAAACTTTTCGCCTACACCTGTCAGTGGCACATTTGAATCAACCACTAGATCGAGTCCAGCAACAGTTCCGTTGGTTGAACCAAAGGTTGTGCCTGCTGCGTTCTGAGAGTTTACTGCACCAAATAGTGGTCGGTCGTTTCCATCCTCAGCGCCAAGAATTGATGGGAAGTCAATACCTTCAGTTCCACCGGTTGCTGGAACCATCAACTTGTTTGGAGTAAACTTCATAACATTGTAGGAATCGGCGATACCGTCAACGATAGCCTTGTAAATGGTTGAACCGGTTGATACCGAAGCACCATTGATTGCTGAAGTTAGTGCGTATGCATCAGTTTGACGAGCGTATGACGCGGCCAACTCCCTGAGCAGTAAATCCAGGAACGATGGGTCAGACCTGTCCAGCAGCTCAACATTGATGATGTTCGCACCTGCGAACTTAACAATATTGTCTTCCTGGAAGGTTACTGCGGTGTCGGTTGAATCAAACTCGACGCCTTCAGCGGTCTGAGCAACGGTTGCCTGAGCGCCAAGAACTGGTGAGAAAATCTTAAGGCCAGTTGCAGGTAGTGGTGCGCGCTCAATCGAATCAACAAATGGTCGTGCATCATCAATGATTCCGATGATGTCGCGCAGATAATTTGGTGGAACCATACCGGTGTTCTCGGATACGGTTGCGATTTCTAACGCAGCAACAAGGTCGCGTGCATCTGCATCGCCCTGCTGTGCTTTGATTTGTGCGTGGACATATTGTCCGGCTGTAACATTAGTATCAACTCGTGGCGAGGTAAATACTGGTGCAGAAGTCGGCTTGGCCGCCTCTACTTTGGCTGCTTCAACCGACACTTCATGTTCGGTCTGCAACTCTGGAGTATCGGTCATGTCTGACCCTTCCTTGTCTGTTGGATCATCCGAAGCGGCTACCTCGGAAACTCGGGCGCTGTCGATTGCCGGTGATTCCACCAGGCTAACCTCGACCAGCGAACTCTGCTTGACTATTAACGCCTCATCGGTGTTGTCGTATTCAGATAACTTGATGCCGACTGAAAAGCCATCTTTTAATCCTTCCATAGCCTCGACCAGGGCATCGTTGCCTCGGGAGGTGTTAGCGATTGCGAACTTGGCATCTACGCCGTCGTCGTGAACTTCAAAGTCTAAAACTTTACCGATTGGTTTGTCTAGTGAGTGGTCAAGAAATAGCTTTACCGGCTTGAGGGTAATCGAATCTTTGGCAAACATTGTGCGCCCGGCGCTGGTATTGCCTACCTCGTTCCAGGTGACGATACGCCCTGAGATAGTCCGGCTATCTCGATCCGCAGCTACTACGCTGACGGGCACGGTTATTTTCATACTAAGTCCTCCAACTCGCGGATTTCCTCGACACTTAGTGCGCCGATTGAGTTTAGAATCTGCCATACGCGCGCGCGTTCCTCGGCTGTGCCGCGCAGGAAGTCGTTTAGATCAAATCGAACATGCTGGGTCTGCGGAGTAAAGTCCGGCTGAGATAAGCGCTGCTCAATCGCCACAAGTAGCGGCTTGATAGATAAATCAATTAGGTCTCGGCGGCTTTGCGTCAGATTGCCGTAGGTCATCGAACTGCCAGTGTCGGCATTTAGATACCAGGCAGGAATATTTGCGAGTCGAGCAATCTCAGCAGCTAAGTATTGCCGGGCTTCGACCAACTGAAGGTCGCGTGGGTTGTGACCAAACGACTGCAACTCGATGTCAGCGTTAAGGAAGGCCGTGCTACGCGACTGGCGCGCGGCTTTCCAACTCTCGAGTAATTTAGTAATACGCTCGGCCGGTAAATTGACGCCGCTTGACTTGAGCGCCATTGACGGCACTGGTTCTTGAGCAAAATTGTATGCGGCCTTCTCGAGTTCGTGCGCGGTGCGAATAGTGCGACCGCCTCGGGCTAGTAAGCCTTCGTCTAAGCCATAAAATACAACCAGCGAGCCAATGCCCTGATCAGGAACGCGCTTGCCATCTACCGTGTAGCCAATAACCTCGGTTGCGTCGGTGTTGTATTGAACCGTGACGCGCGTAGGAACGATACGAGTCCAAGACTTGATGCGATTAGGAAACTCCTGATACACATCAGTGATTAATCCATAACTGACGCCGTAGAATAATAAGTCCTCGGCGACCCAAAAATAAACCCCCGAACCAGGGACACGGCGGTCAGGCTGATTAATTACTCTAGGGCTTTCGATGTAAGTATTATCAGCGCGCAATCGTGTCTCTAAAGGTAGCGATCCAATCGTGCCGCAGATTATGTTCCTGGCGCGTGCTAACGCAGGCACCTGCATGGCCGTATTGCGATCGACAGCGGCAACATTGCCGTAGTTAAAGTAATAACCGTTGCTGGTGTTAACCGGGGCGAGAGAAGCTACAAGTTCAGCAGACTCTTGTGCAGCTAGTAAATCAGCAGTGGTCAATAATCGAAATGAATCCCGGATTCCCATAGGGGGGGCATTGTAGCATAAAATAGACTATTAGTCAATCGATACGATTAGAGTGTCGCTGTATTTTTCACTGGCAAACGAGATGGCCATCGCCGCAGCTACTGCGCCCGTTACATTTTGATTCGAAGCGCGGCGACCGATGATCCATCCGCCCTCGGTGTATGGCACGCGCGCGCACGCGCTGATGTGCTTGTTGAAGGTAGTTTCATCTTTATGAACTAGGCGACCGGCTTCCATAGCCATCAACATTTGGTCGCAAGCCATAGCAAACATACGCCCGTCGATTGCGGTGGTCTTAATACCGGCGGCAAGCAATCGGTTTGCTACTGCCTGGCCGGTGTTCTTTGAATAGGCGATTTCATAGACCTCATACGCGCGCGCCCATTCCGCGACTTCGTTCGCAATCGCTAAATCGTCGAGCGCTGTATCGGTCTCGAAGGTGGCGACTAGACCAAGCGCGATTCGATCGCCCTGGACTTGTGCAGCTACTAGCGAAGCCTGGTGACGGCGAGGCGTGACATCGAAGGCCAGGTAAGTCGGCAAGCCGGGCTTGACTTCGAGTTCGGTATCTGCGCAGTTACTCCACGCGTTAGGCGACCACGGCGACTCCATTGTATCAACCCACTGGCAAAACACTTCGGTTCGGACTACCGCCTCGGGTTCGTTAAAGGTAGCCAGGATATTGTCCGGGTGAACCGTGCGCCCTAGCGCCGGATTCGCCCACTTGGCGTTCTGTAGTGTGATCGCGCAGCCAACTGGCGCAGACCACTCCATCCACAACAAGGAATCTTTGACGCCGTTGACCGTAGCCATACCGCGCTCGCGCAGTTCGTTTAGAACGACCGATGTCGAGTCGCCGGCATTGCTGAAACCGTAAAGCGCCGGGTTCTTAGCCGCTAACTGAGTCTTAGAAATCGCCGACCAGGCGGCGTAGTCTTTATGCTCGCGCAGTTCATCCAGATAAATCGTCTCAGCGCCGGCGTATCCACGACCTGCCGCGTTATTGGCGACGACCTTGAATCGCGCCCCGTTCTTGAAAGTCACTTCCTCCTGGCCATTAGTCCGGCGCACGCGCTTGACTTGCTCGGCTAGCCATTCGTGGGATTCGATAGTATCTAGCACCTGGTTAAAGTGTTCGAGTGAGACGGCCAACTTATGCGCCGCCAAGATTTGTAGCTTCTCGCCGTTAATCAATCCCCAAATAATACGCAGCCGCATAAAGTGAGACTTGCCCTGTTGCCTGGCGACTAGCACAACGATCTGCGGGAACGCCCATCTACCATCGTCCTTAACTCTCATCGTCTCGTTTGCCACTAGATACTGCCAGGGCATCAAAGGCTCGCCTAGTTTGTCGGCTAGCGCTACGAGTTCGTGGCCTAGCGTAGGCAATCCTTCGGCGAACGGGGTATGAATCCGGGGTTCGGTCTTACCTACCACCTCGGGCTGGGCGTCACTTGCCGTCATAAGCCTCTAATCGCCAATCTCCGGGCTTTTCCAACCGGACTGGGGGTGTTCTGCTTGGTCGGGGGTAAATAAGCCAAT